GCGGTTTTCTCCTTTGCAATAGTATGGGCCTTTGATGCAATTTGTTTCCGGCCCTTATCAGTAGATATATCAGGAACGAAATTCATTGCATCGTCTTCAATTTGTTTCAAAAAATCGTCGAGCTTTTCTCCGGTGAATACTTCTAAAGCATTCTCTTTGTTGATTACAATCAAATCACTCATCATTATCTCCCTTCTATGTACCCAAAGCAGTACCTGACAATTACCCATGCTACTGCATAAACGCAGGCAAACATTCCTATTAATTGTAAGGCTTCGCTCATTTTAAGGCCTTCTTTAAGTTCTTATAACTTTCGTCGGAAATCTCAACATCTGTGCCGTCAATTGTCATAGTATGGGTTTCTTTGCGTTCCCATATTATTTTACAGTCACGAACTGATAATCTACCGTTAGCGAGGTAGCTGAAGGATGCGTTCGGCTGCCAAACCCCAACAACATCATCATGATGATTGTCGGCATGCCACCCAAGACTGAATATATCATCTCCACTGGTAAAATAGTTCCCGTAAATATCATTACTGGCAAGAATATCACCATCTTTTGTACCGCGTAACACCATTGACAATTTACCGTCACGATGCTCTAAAATCATTCCTGTTTTCAAATCTTTCCTTGTCATCTTATTCTCCTTAGTTGTTTATCTTTATATATATCATACTCACTCGGGGAATTGCGCCCCGGTATTTCGTAATTGTCCAGAATATATTCATCTTTATAGCATTGTTTCAGATAATCCTCCGGGAGTTCTTCTTCAGCCCTGGCATCTATCATATAAGCCGAGAACTTTACCGGGCCAAGCCATTCAAGCCATTCGGCCAGCTTTTCTTCCGGCTCCAGCTCGTCGAACTTGTCTAAGATATAGCTCATCCTATAACCCTTTCCTCGGTTGTCCGCTTTATCAAACGGAATGTTAAATCTGGATTTTTCTTTCTGATATAATAAATCCGCTTATCTGCAGCAGTGTCGTCGTCAAGATCAATATCAAGAATATCTTCCCAGATTTCTCCGCACCGTTCTTGGATTACAAAGCCCTTGGATATAGTGCTTAATACTTCAACTTCGACGCTCATCAAGCTTCCTTTGAATATGTTTCGTTGACTCTCTGATGGCCCTGCCAGAATGTTTCATAGTTCTCAATCTGTTTGATAAACATCTCTTTTAAAGATGCTATTTGGTCAGGCTTAGAGATACTGGCACTGCATAATTCATTGCCTTCAACATCAAGGTGTAAAACATTGTTCGTTAATCTTAATCCTGCAATTTGATTGCCTTTCATTATAACCTTCTTTCTTTTAGTGGAATCATCACGGCCTTGCGGACAGGCCGGAAGTTGCCAAAATATCGCAAGCCCTTTTTAACCGATAGTAATTCCGAAACGGTTTTTTCCAATACGCCATCTTCATTATGGTGATAAACTTTTCTCCAAACCAATGTACCTTTTTCTGATTTCATAATTCTTTCCTTAGTTAAATCCGTTAATGAATTTTCGCATAGCGTCTGGTGTATTCAATTGCCCGGCCATTAGTAGCATCATTCCAACATCCAGAGCTGAGTGTTCAGCGGTTTCTTCGTGTTCTTTCATGTCTGATGCAAACGAGGCGTATGCTTGTGGCGTATCACCATTATCAACATATTCCAAGGCCCTTCTTTTACACCATTCTAAGTGTTCTGATCGTGTCATAATTCTTTCCTTTCAATAAAGCAGAGACGGTTTTCTGTTAGTCTTTTTGAGGTCCTCAAGGCAGGTAAACTGCGGGGACCGCCTCTGCATAGTGAGGGCGGTACGTTGCAAATGTGTTTGCAGAGTTTTATGATCAATATTATCTCTACCTGAACATAAGTCCGTATTCGCCCTAGTTAAAGCAAGGGGCAGTAATAAAGATGTTCGTCTCCTACTTATCAACATACAGCATCCCTTGCTAATTTCAAAGATCAGTTATCTTTCTCAACTTCTTTAAGTTTGTCAATGTCAGTCTTTAAAAACCACACTCGGCGAGGTCTTCCGGCCTGGCTGTGAGAGGACAGTTTGTCATCTAATATTAATTTTAATATTGTTGACCTTGAGAATCCGGTAACTTCTTCAGCCTGTGCCATTGTGTAGCAGTCATCTACTGTAATCGTTTTGTTCGCCATTGTATCTCCATCGTTTATTTTTAATATAATACAGTAAAACACAGAATGCAAGTTTAATTTATATTAAAATACATTTGCATACATTAAAACATTAGTGTATATTGATTTAAAAAGGAAATGATTATGGATGATTTAAGCAATGCGGATTTTGATAGAGATTGGGACGAGATGCATGAAGAGCCTGAGAAGCCCGAGCTTCCGGTTGATGATATTGTTAGGCCTAATGCTGTGCGTGCGTATTCTGATTTTGAAGGGCATATTTTGGTAAGAATTGGAAATGAAGAACACGGAATGGATCTGACCTGCGCAATGAGATTATTAAGAGATTTAAAGATTGCGATAGATAATGCTGTTGGACTTGATAAGGCATAATCCCAGCGATTGCTGGTATAATTTGGAGGAGATATGCACATAAACGATGATTATATTGCTGGAATACACCGATTAACGCCAGCCGGAACCAATAGCACGCATTTCACAGAATGCTGTGGTTCGGCAATATGCGAGGATGAATCTCAGTGTCCAAGTTGCGGAAGATTGGTTATAGGGCATAATGCTGAGAGTAATCACGAAAGGGCGAGAATACGATGGCAATATGCAACGGCACACTGGAGCCGCAAATAACTTTAACCATCGGCGCTTTACCCCGGCGAACCTGTGCTGAAAGGATGGTGTAAATGATGGTTTACATTGGTCAAGAGTTAAGATAACGTGAATAATGCTCCTCGTGTGCCGATCAAACAGTCCGGGGCGGGGAGCTTTTTTAAAGGAGAGTGTGATGAATATATATGTGGAAGATTTAGTATATCCTGACGACGAAGAAGCATTGCCGGATGGTGTTACTGTCAGGTTTGAAATGGAAACGTGTAAAATTTGTGTTACGGCAGATGGAGACAAGCTGAGAATTTACAAAATTGCAACTGACCATCGAATAGATTCTGATGTCATTGCTGTTAATCCAATCTCTTCAAATGTTGTATACATAAAATAAACTTGCATTGTGAGAAAATATTGTTTATACTCTCAGCAGAGACAATTGAAATACACGGCCAGTGGGCGGCTGATTATCAAGTAATCCCCAGGATTTAAATGGGGGTGGTCTATGCTTTTTGCTTGATAAAGGTATGCCCACCTTTCGAGGCCACTCCATTTAGCTTTTGGGGATTTTTAGTTATGTTAGACAAGTATATATTAGATGTGTGTTGCGGATGCAGACAATTTTGGTTCGACAAAAATCATAAAAATACAGTTTATATGGACATGCGAAAAGAAGAAAAGGGCTTTCAAAACGCCCGCCCGAACAAGGAGATACAGCCTGATATAATCGGCGACTTTAGAAATATACCTTTCTCAAACCGGTCTTTCAAAATGGTGGTAATGGATCCGCCGCACATATTAGCAGATGGGCCTCTATTCAGGATGGCAAAAGAGTACGGCTGGTTAGATAAATTGAATTGGTGGAATGATATTAGGGATGGCTTTAATGAAGCCTGGCGAGTTTTGGACAATTATGGTACTTTGATTTTCAAATGGAACGAAACGAGTATTAGCAAAAAAGATGTATTAAATGCAATCGGTAAAAGGCCACTGTTTGGGCATCCTGTTGGAAGCAGGGTAAATACGCATTGGCTTTGTTTTATGAAAACAACTTGAACTTTGAGTGAGAATAGGGTATATTGAATACGACGATTGAATAAGGAATAATTCAAAATGAAAATAATAAACCCTGAGTTCCAACATTTGCCTTTCCAGGCTGCCTTGTTCGGTCGTCAAGCTCAGGGTTTTTCTATTTATAGATTATTGTAAAGGATAATTAAAATGTCACCAACCGATAAGCTATTAGCCGAAACTGATGCAAAAATACATTGGGATTATATAAGTAAACTACTGCAATCCCATGATGAAAAAAATGATGTTATTTGCAAAATTGGGTTCCATTATAAGAGTGCCTTTATTCATGGATTTAAACATGGTATGGAATTTGAAGCCAAGAAAAACGACGATGAACCAGAAACCAACCCTAAGCCCGTTTAGCATACATTTACCCGCTGTTTTAACAACTAACTCGCCCGAGGGGTACATAGACACTGGGTAAATAGTATATTTTAATTATGTGTTCGCACGAACAGAATTAATATGTGTTCGCTTTTAGCTAAATAAAATCTTTTGAAATTTTATATCTTGTGCATTTCCGGCTTGTTGTTGAATAGTTTTTATCAATTGATACTGCACCTTCTGAATTGGTGCGGATCGTTCTTGAGCAAAAAGATAGACAGATAACGATGCTTAAACAGGGATTTAAATGTTTAAACCCGGAGCTGTTGAAAGACTTGCAAAATAAATAGAAAATGGTTAAGTTGAATTATGCGACGAGATTTAGACATCAGACATATTTTTTCACAACAAAGAAGGCCCTGGTTTCTCGTCGCTGAGATGTCGCCGGGGTTTTCTGCGTTGTAATGGATATTCTATGCCTCCTGAAACAGTATCTGACTATGAAAATAATTATATAACCGGCTGGATTAAACTTTATCGTTCAATCGAAAAGCATTGGATTTTTGAAAACGAAAAATATTTAAAAGCATGGATTATAATGTTATTAAAAGTTAATTTTATAGATAAAAAAATATTAATTGGCGGAGAATTAATTGAATGTAAAAGAGGGCAGTCAGTTTACAGTTTAGATACATGGGTAAAGAAATTCGGCAGGAATTGGTCACTCCAAAATGTTAGGACTTTTTTTAAGCTTTTGCAAAATGATGAAATGATTAACCTGGATGGACTCCGAAAAACAACACGGCTAACTATAATAGAATATGATGCATACCAAGGCGACCTAACAGACAGCCAACAGACAGCTAACACACAGCTAACATCAACTAAAGAACTAAAGAAAGAAAGAACAGTATTTATAGTACCTACTTTTAATGATGTTGAATCTTACTGCAAGGAAAAAGATTATACAATTGATATAGAATATTTTATAAATTTCTACGAATCTAAAAACTGGATGGTCGGGAAAAGTAAAATGAAAAACTGGAAAGCCGCTGTTAGTAATTCCCGCAAATGGGATATTAATAATAATGGCAACAAGGGATTGGATTTTATATGAGCAAGAAAATTGAACAGGATATGTTATTGCGTGTTCCTCCCCAAGCTGTAGATATGGAGCAGGCTTCTTTGGCGGCAATGATACTTGATAAAGACGCTGTTTCCCTGGCCATTGAAATTATAGAGCCTGAATATTATTATAAAAATAGTCACCGGGAAATATTTACAGTCATTGTCGAATTATTTAACAAGAATATTGAAATAGATCCTCTGAGCATATCCGAGATACTTAAAGAGCGCGGCAGCCTTGATGAATCTGGCGGTTTTTATTATTTAGCTGAAATTGTAAATTCTACGCCTTCTTCCGTAAATATAGAACACTATCTTGATGTTATTAAAGAGCGGGCATTATCCAGGTTTCTGATAAAAGAATGTGATATGCTTATAAACAGGGCTTATGAACAGAGTGAAGAAACTACTACTCTGTTGAGCTATGCCGAAAACAAGTTTTCTGAGTTGTCAGATATTGGGACAAAGAAGGGTCTTAGTGACAAAATTATAATTCCTAAAGATGTTATGAAATCAGACTTTGATGAATATTATGAAACTGGCGGGGAGAAAAGCGTTTCCACGGGCTGGGCAAATATTGATGAATACTGGACGGTCGGCAAATCACAGCAAACTGTAATAACTGGGATCCCCGGAAGCGGGAAATCTAACTGGATGGATGCATTAATGGTAAACCTTACACACCAGTCGAAATGGAAGTGGGTTGTGTTTTCTCCTGAGAATATGCCGGTCAGCAGGCAGGTTAGATCATTGGTTGAAAAGTATCTTGAAGAGCCTATGTTTAAATACGATAATACGAGAGGCTTTACAAAAGAAAAATATACCAAAGTTTTAAATGAATTTGTATATCCTAATTTTAAATTTATAAATCCTTTTACCGTTGATCGGAAACTGGAAACCGTGCTGAGTGCTATTAGAAAGAATTTAGAAGGTGCCGATGGGATAGTAATCGATCCCTGGAATGAGATAGAGCATACAAGGCCGAACGGGATGACGGAAACAGAATACATCGGAATGTCGTTAATGAAAATGCGGGACGAAGCCATTAAGAACAAATGTCATTTATTCATAATTGCTCATCCTACCAAGCTTAAAAAAGAAGATGGAAAATACCCGATAGCGACACCGTATGATATTTCCGGGTCTGCCAACTGGTGGAATAAGCCAGATAATTGTTTATCTATTTACCGGGATTTTGCAACTGACCAGGTGTCTGTCTGCATTCAGAAGATAAGAATTAAGGATTTTGGCAAGATCGGAAAAGTAGGATTAAATTATATAAAAGGGAGCGGACACTATGAAACACCCCTGCCATATTAGCTGCACACTGCCGACAGTAATTCGTGAGATAGAAATTAAACGGGCTGAGCATATTCTTAGAAACGAAGATAAGCACAATAACGAAGATATTATCTGGGCCCAGACTATTTTGCACAGCAAGCAGATTGAGCCATTATCAGAAGAAATTTTACCATTTTAAAGCAAAGTGAGGGTATTGTGGAAGATGATGTCAGAAGAACATTAAAAAGCATTATAGAATATATCGGTGCAGACTCAAAATATGCTGATTATGCTGAACTGCAAAGCGTCTTAGAGAAGCTAGTCAAAAGAAACCAAATTATATTAGAAGCGGCGGACGATAGCAGGGAAGTTAAATTTGGTACGTGGTGGAAGGAAAATAATTATGATAAATGGTGTTTGTTGACTAAAAAAGGGCTTGCAAAAAAAACATGGGATGCTGAGAAAAAGAAATTAAGCCTAAGGCCCCGGAGGGAAGATGAAAGCACCATTTGAAGAAAAAGATATTGAAGATGTCCGCATAATAATTTATGCCAAGGGAAAGCACTGGGGCATCGTGCCAAAAGAAGGCAAGCGGGAGAGGGCCGCAAGCTTTAGAAAATCTGTGTTTCCTGTAATGTTAGCCTGTCATAGAATTGTTGATAAACCATTAGAAGAAATTGATGTCTAACTAACCGAAAGGACTGAATCCCCGGTTTTAGAGCCTCAACAAGTTCAGTGAAGTGAATGAAAACAAAACAGGTGAGTTTTCACGGGGATTTTATTAAGATTATGGAATGTTATAATAAACAATGTATCAGATTTAATAGAGTTTGTTTTAACAATTGTGAAGATATAATTGATGTTACCAAGTGTTTAAAGTGGATAGCCAAAGCAACGAACGAGAGCGCGGCGATCACACAAAAAGACTTTCCGTTAATTTGGAAATCCATATATAACACATTCGAAGAAGTCTATACTGACACGGGAATACCCGATTTAATTGCAGAACTAGAACAACACGGGTTGAAGATTGTCCGTGCGAAGGTATAAGGAGAAGAAATTAAATGGGAGATGAAATGTTATATCAAATATTTTTAGATGAAGAGGTCGAAGATTTGCAAATTATGCTTTTGCATATTGGTATCGATGGCTTGATGATGGAATTTGAAAGCTGGCTTTTCAAGGCAGGCTTGATGGATCGAGAAATGGTGACGGATTTTAGGGAAAAGAGAAAAATAACATGAACGGTGTTTTGGCCCCCATTGTAAGGGGCAGACAAAGAAAGTCCCGCACAGGCTAAATACGGGACTCGTTAAGGAAGGCTTATTTTGAGGGTTTACGGCGGGATTTCATAAATTCTTTTAAAGCTTCGATCATCGCATCATTCATGGGGTATTCACGTGTTGCTCGTTTTATAAACCATACATGAACAGCTTCCGGTATTCTAAGGCTAACACCTATCAGCGGCTCTTTATGCTTCTTGTGGTATTTCCTTTTCATAGGGAACACTCCAGACGTCCCACTTCTCTAAAATGTTCCGGGTGATGCGGCATATACTGGAAGGAAATTTCTTTCGCAACTGCACACATGAATATTTTCGGGAATAGAAAATCGTCTTCCCATGCATCGAAGTCTATTGTACCTGATTCAATTGCTTTCTCAATCAGGTCGTCGATCAATTTGTCAATATTTGGTTTCAGGGATTTTACTTTTTGTCTGAATTGTGTTTTTGTCATTTCAAACTCCCATCTGCGCAGGTATTGTGAGTCTCGAACCATCCCCACAAAAGACCAGCGGCTATTGATAAACTCGTTATTGTTATTGCATATTCCATAATTTACTCCTTAACTTTTAAAATACATGGGCTGGCCGTGTTTGGATAATTATTTAAAATATAATAACCAAAGCACATTTTAATTATCTGAAAGGTCTTACCAGATTTTCGATAATTTTTCAACCAGGATAAAACGTCAAGCCTGGTCATTTTTACAATGTATGTATTTTCGTCTGGATAATAAAAATAGTAATTCGTTTCTATTGGGGATTGGTCTCCCAGCAGTAAATCCATTGCATAATAATCAGGTTTCATAATTTACTCCTTTGGTTATAGTTCCCAGGGTGCCGGCTCATCAATTACAATAGGCTTAACCGGCTTCAATTTAAATGATATTGTTTTAGATTCATAACTATGTTTATTAATCTTGATTATTCTGAACTTGTACACATTGCCGCAGTCTGAGACCGTATAAACCTCGTTTACCTTTAATAGTGATTTGGGTATGTAGACGGTAAAATTTTGCCTGTGATCTGATAAGACACTGCAATACTCGCCATTTTTAGCGAATAAGGGCTGATACTTTCTTTTTAGTGACCAGCGGTATTTTCGCATCCCAATTATGATTCCAGTATCAATAACTTTGCCCCGGTATTTAATATTGTCGAAGTTATTTAGCATAATTTACTCCTATCAGGCGGTTAGCCCTGGGTTAGATGTAATAATTGTTTTCTTCTGCAAATTTAGTATAATTTTTATATCCATTATCATTTTCAGTAATATACTCATTATATCTTTTCTCAGAATGAAAAAATACTGTTGTTGCAAAGTTACGATGATAATAAAAGCATATCCGCCATCTGTCAAAGCTTATATCTTTCCCTCTGCAATCCAGATAAAATCGGCCGGTCTTTTTGCAGTAATTTACAGGCTTGAAGAATTGCCCGTTTATTTTTACTCGTTTCATCTTATCACCTCTTAAATTGGTTTAAGTTTAGAAATAATCGTTATCAACACAATGCTGAAAATATGGTTTCCACTGGGCGGTAATCTCTTTCTTGGTAATGGGATAATTTTCTAATTTAGAAACCGCGTCCGCAATATCCATTGTGATCTGACATTCATGGTTTGCGAGTTCACGCCATATAATATTTTTAATTCCATTCTCTTCTACATCTTGCTTGACTGCATCTTTGTTGATGCTGTCCAATCCGTTAATTAATTCTTTTACAGTATTATCCGGGCAGATTAAACCAGCTCCCATATTTACATATTTAACACCGTCTTTTTTAGCTTCGTCAAATTGCTTATCGCCGAATGCAAAGAAAGAGCCTGTTTTATTAAAAAGTGCCGTTTGTGCTGCATCTTGATAATCATTTAAATATTTCATAATACACCTCTTTTAGTTAGTAACTTTATAATCTTTTAATTCTTTATCATATTCTAACAATGAATAAGAACTGTTTATTTTAAGTTCAATAGCCCAGCAGTTGTTTTCGATTGCAAAATCAGTTACCTGGTCAGCGTCTAATTCAAAATTATTATCAAGCCAGAACTTGCAGTCACATAGTAGAAGATCAGGGTCAAGCTGGTTTACATCGTCTGAAACCTGCAAAAAGAAAGTGTTAGCATCTCTGGCTATTCCTAGGTATGTTTCTTTGTATTCCTTCATAATATATTCCTTTATTAGTTGTCTAAGACGCTTCACAGCGTTTCGTCCATTAGGACTCGTCGGTTAGGCTTAGTAGATTGGGTTAGCTGGGTCACATCTTTTATATCCTTGGTAAAAATTGCGTGAATATAGCAATTGATGACCATTACAAGCTTCGACCATCTCTATAGATGCAACTCTTTCTTTTTTCGTATATTCGTTTTTTAATGTAGCAATATGATTAATCAATTGTTCTCTTAGTCTTTTGTCATCACCCAAAACCAATAACTGAATATGGTACATACCATCGGATATTAAGCCGGAGTCATTCAACTCTTTTAACTCGTCTTTTGTAAAAATAATAAGTTCATCTTGTTTACACCCAAAGGCTTTAATTCCGTTTTTGTTTTTTATGTAATTAATCTTTTGCACGGTCCTTGCTTTTAATAATTTAAACATCTCACTCCCCTTTACAGCTCTTCAGTTAGACTTATAAATTTGGTGTCTCTTAATAAAGCAATCAAAGTTTCTTGCAATCCTGTTTATTTCAGTGTTGTCGAATACGCTTGATTTATCCATTTGTGATTCGTATTTATTAAGCTGATCAAGCAGCCGGTTGTAATAATTGTCCGTGCTGACCGGTCCCATTCCCAACAAGTGAACAACTTTGTTCTTTGCCAGACTGATGTCAATAAATAAATATCTCATGGTTTTGCCCTTTCTTTGATTAGACTCGTTAATATTATACTCTGCCGTACAGCATAACATGTAATGATTTAGCGCTAAATTGATTAAGATAAGCAAGGACCTGTTTGGACGACTGCATGTTTGTAGATGTCCTGTCATAATTATAATTCTTGATCTTCAAGTAAACCATCTGTTTAATTGTTTTCATCTTTAAATCTCCTTTTATTGTTGATGCTGGTATTAATATAATACCATTGTAATACTATGTCAATAGGTATTTTATCTGTTCAAGGTCATAGCATTGAGCAACCGGGATTATTTGTAAAACTCAAGGCCATAGCATTTAAAACTAAGAAATATTTGCAATTTAAATTATATTCCTTATAATAGGGGTATGATAGGAACAATCAAACAAGACCTGGCAGACCGTGAAAGACTTAAATACGATACCCCCTGGATGATGGAATACATAAATCTAAGGGCGCAAAGATGCAGAAGCCGATTAAAGGCCGTAAAAGAAACAGAAACCAGGAAAACACTTTTAAAGGCTTGTGATCTAGCCGGGATATAATATATGTCAAACGGCATAATCGGCAAAGCCTGCTCAAGTCTGTCCATAAGGCATAGTACTAACGGATAAATCTGAAATGGGTATGATGACAGCCAGTGAAAGTAATTGTCATTTCTGCAAACGGGCAAAGATTTTTTAAATCTTGACAGGGGAGGCAGGGCGGAGAAAATCCCACGAATCACATCAAACTTGACTTTTTCAGCCTATTATTGTAATATATAACCATGAATGAACAACAAATAACACAAATTTCCATTCCAGATCCGGGACAAGCACTCAGGCCACTACATAAACAAACCAAGCTTACCAGAAAGAAAAAGTTGGAAGTGTTGAAGTCATTAGGCACCGATTACAACATAAGCAAAGCGGCTCAATCTGTTGGTATACACAGACAGACACTGATTAAAGCCATACAGACCGACCCCGACCTAGCCAGGGCAATAGATGAAGTCAAGCAAGCCTGGTTAGATCAAGTAGAGCAAAGTGGGTTAAAAATCGCTATACAGCAGTCACGCGAAGGTTATAATGACCGTAAATTTTTCCTTGAATCGCATCGGCCCGAAACATATAGACCGGGCCCACAAGTACAGATCAATACACAGATCACCATAGACAACGCAAGCCAAGAAGTACGCTCCATTTTAGATGATATTCCAGTTGCTCAAGTGACAGATTGACACACGCCTACCCTAAGTCCTTAATTAACAACGCCAAAAATGTTATATAATATACACTATGTAAACTCATTATACTTATGTTAACCAACACAATGTATAGTATTGTCATAGTATTGGCCTGTTAGATAGGGGGGGGGGTGTGCTTCGTGCATATCGGCCCTCGAAAACGCAATGGGGGGTGTGCCCATATGATACGCTACATCCCTCACCCACAAATAAGAGTTGTATACGGGGTATAAAATCGGGGGGGATTCAACATATCGAAGTTAACATAAAAAAGACTTGACATTTGTAGAAATTGTGTTAACTTGGGAATAAAGGAGAAGAGTTATGCCTTGGATAAGTTATGATCAATTTTTATATTGGGACAGTACTGAGAAGAAGTATAATACTATGATACAAGAAAGGTCTGCCCAGTGTAGGCTGGAACACCAAAAGCGGGCGGTTCAGGATTTGGTAGATAAATCTTTTAACGGTTTACGCAGTATATTTGACAAAAGGATGGGCATGCTTGAGAAAGAGATAGAGCTATTAAAGACGTTGATGAAAGAGCAATGACCTACACGACGAGATCGGGCATAGAGATAGATTGGTCACAGGTACTTCAGTACGAGATAGAAGGATTGTCTGACAGGTCGATTGCTAAGGTGTATGGGTTGAGTCCTGCGGGATTTAAGAAGATTCGTGAGAAGACGGGTAACCCGAGGAAGTATAAGAAGCGGGTTCGTTCTGACAAGGGTGCGGTGCGTGTACCTTTGGACATTCAGAGAGAGAAGCGGCTTCGTTATATGCGTGAGTACCGCCATAATGAACGCGGTAATGGTAAATTAAGGTCTAAGGGTAAAAGTGTTCTTAAAAGGGATTTTACGGTTAACGAGGGTATTTTTGACGTAGAGGGTAATTTGATGGTGTGTACGAGTGAGTATCACCGAGGATTAATCAGTAGAAAAAGATTGGGGTTTTAGATGGAACCAAAAGATTTAGTAATTACAATAACGGCGAAGGCTGACGGGAGTTTAAGCTGGAAGTTTGATCGTGACGATGTTGAGGAACAGCAGATTATGGAGATTCTTCGTACTTTTTTAGATAAGATTATGTTAGATCGTACAATCAGGGCGGTTAAGGAGGTAATGCAGAAGGAGACGATTCAGATGATGAATGCGAAGAATAATTTGCGTATCATAAAGGGGAAGAATTGAATAAGTTATTAGACGTTATTCATAATTTTATAAATAAATCTAAGGCCCAGGCAAACTATAAACCCGAGACTCACAGTATTCACATGCATTCTATTAAGTATTCTGAATTAGCTAAGGAGGTCGGCCATCTCCAGGTGTGTAAGGAGTGCGGTGCTTCTAAAATTTATGTCTTCGAAAAGGCGAAAGAATTGAGAGTAAATGGATTTAAGATTATTGGTAATGACGGGTGCGCTCTTGATAATATATATATGCTGGAAGATAAAAATGTTGAACAATTTAAGAAGGGTTTATTATGACAAAGAAAAAATTATTGGAGGCGTTTTTGGATGGTAAGATTATTAAAATTCAGAAGAAGTAAGTGTAAGTTTTCCGGTATAGTATTTGATAATATTTGTGGGTGGTGTGCCAGATTTTATGTTAAAGGCGGTCATAAGTACAAATTAACCTTTAACCAATTAGATACATCCCGTTTCCGGTATGATGGCGGACGCTCAAAAAGAGAATTAATGAAAAATAATCCACACATTAAACTTATGATCAGGGATGCTTTGATTGATATACAGCACACGATGGGGATATGATGTACCAAGGGGAGGATACGTGCAAAGACGTGAGTTCTTCAGGAAATTAGGCATAGGTGCTGGTGTGCTGGCCCTTGCTCCGCAGGTGCTGGCGCAGGAATCTATATCAGATGCATCTTATGAATGGTGGCGTGACGAAGGTTCTGCTTCGAATCAATTTGATCTCGACTATGTTAGAAATAAATTTAGGGAAATCGTAGCTGCTGAAGAGCTTTATGCTGGAAGTATTGTTTATATTAACATTGAAACTGGATTGGCGTATGCGGCAGATGATAATGATAGAATTGATGGTGTTTTAGTAAAAGACCTTAGGCGCAGAGAATCAGGACTGATGCAGACGGCGGGACAGTGCAGGGTTAGATGTACTGGTATTTAGAAAAAGAACGTCCTGTTGATCAGATACGCGAGATCAGAAGGATAGAAGCTAATGGTGAATTTGCCAAGCTTACCAGGGAGAAACAGGAAACTATTATTCGTCAGTTGTGGGCATGGCAGGCTGCACAGGCAAGATATTTATACGATCCCAACCCCAAAGAATTAAGCTACTTTTTACAGCCCCATAAAACAAAAGCTATTTCTGGCGGAAACAGGTCCGGCAAAACGGCTACAAATTGTGTTGATATTGTAATGAGGGCCGAAGGCTGGCACCCGCTTCAGAGAAACAACCTTGAAACACTTTCCGAGAATGCTTTTGACCCAAAGGTAAGGGACCATTGTAAAAAGTTATTAGATAATAAGCAGTGGATTAAAAACCCCAAACAGGCTATACGGGTTGTGGCGATCGATTACTCGAATTATGTAGAAAACATTATCGGGCCTGAAATCGAGAAGTGGGCCACTAAGAGTATGCTGGATGATATTGCTTACGCCAATCAGAATAAACGTATTATCACCTGGAAGAAGGACTCGGAGGCCAAGGGCAGCTTTGTAGAGTTTCTCACTCACGGTATGCCGTTAAAAGCTCATGGCGGTGCGGCCAGGGACACAATTTATGTGGATGAGGAGCTCGAAGAAAACTATTGGGCTGAGAATGCAATGCGTACTATCTCTAACCGGGGCAAGATGTTATACGGGGCCACTGCGATTGAAGGTGTAAGCTGGACAGAGGAAAAGATATTTGTTCCTGCTGAAAAAGGCAGCGATAAAGTATTTATGATTGAAATGGCAACAGATGAAAATCCTACAATTACTCAGGAAGCGATAGACGAGGTTCTGGATTTATGTGTAGACCAGACTGATATAGATATAAGATTGAAAGGTAAACGGGTGCGCAAGGGCGGTAATGTTTATAAAATGGCCCGCGATGAAGCCCCATGGGTTATTGAGAGATTTGAGATACCAAAAGACAAGGGTGTGTTGATTCTGGCCCTGGACCCGCATCCTCAAATGGAACATTCCGGAATGTGGTGGTGGATTGACTATGATGGTCTGTTTCATCCTTTGATAAAAGGAATGCCTAATTGTTATGAAGTCGCGGAGTTTTTTGAAAACGGGACGATAGAATCGATTAAATACTTTATAGAAATGGGAGAAATGCAGATCGGCCGTAAGCATGATTTCTTTTTAGCCGATCCCTGGATATGGAATACTGAACAACTCAGACCTGAAGAAAAGTGTGTGGCTGATCAGCTTATGGATTTGGGATTATACCCAATGAAGGGAAGTAAAGACAGAACGGCTAATACTTTAAGAATAGGCCATCTTTTGAGCTTAACACATGAAAAAGTAACCGATGAAGAAAAAGTAACAAGCTTAGTTAATCCAAGCGCCGTTTTAAATAAATACCCGGACGCTCATCCAAGATTGATGTTATTCAGCGACTTAACAAGAACTCGCTTTGAAAGAAGGAACTGGCACTATCCGACTTATAAGGGTATGGCTGTAAGGGAACATGATAAAATAAAAAATAAACCAGTTGATAAAGATGACCACATGATGGAGAACGAAGGCCGCGTAGGCGCTTTTGTCGAAGATTTCGAGGCAGACTCATTCGTAAGGGCGTATGATGATCCTGCCGGCAACAGACCAAAGATGTATTCTTCAGACGGTGTTGAGTTAGATATTGACTGGGACGATGACGATGATAGAGGTTTTAACCCGGTAAGGGATTTTTGATATGTTTAAAGTAATACATATAAGTTATGACATGATGTACAAGTTTGCCTACAAAGTACGGGACAATTACAGCATACCAAATGCCTTATGTTTAAATCCCAGAGACCGTTTGATACCAGGTATAATTCAGGAAATACTAAATAAACATAAAGAGTATAATGTTCAATGGATTGATGTTGATAGCAGGATAATTGTTTTAAAGAGGGATGTATGATATGGCAATAACTACAGTAAACGATGATGCTTTTTTGGATATAATAAAAATGGCCGTTGAGACGCGGTTAAAAGAAGTAATGAATGAGCAGATCGAAGAAGCAAAGAAAAAGTTAGAATCTGAAGTTTCAACAATGGTTGCAAGCTTGTCTATACAGGTAATGAAAATGATCTCAATGGAGCGTATGGGTAACAACTTAGTAATATCTGTTAAGATGGATGGATTCGATGAGAAGACGTGATTTCTTTAGAAAACTTACTGCTTAGAAAAGGGAGATATAAATGTTTGGAGATTTAATAGGACTTCTATTTGGATCATATCAAGGAGCGCCGCTTCCAAAAGATCCATACAGAGAGCAGTGTAAAATAAGGGCTGAAGAGATATTGTATCAGCAGAGAGCGGGAGTTGGCCGCTTTTCTCCTGAACGATTAGGACAGCTCAGGGGATTGGAGAGGCCGTCTAATTCTCAAATGTTATTGATGGCGAACTCAATTAAAAAAACAGAAGAACCGGAAGCTGAGAAGCTTGACTGCAAGTCATGGCGCAAGAAATACAAAGGATGGTACAAGGATAAACCCAAATATAAAGACAAAAAAATCCACATTTAACCCCCTTTTTTTACCCCCTACTGTAAACATCGTTTACACTTTTACTTGACAACTGTAAACGATGTTTATACATTACCCCAAAAAAGGGGTAAAATATGCCTAAACCTTCCAAGATTAATTTACCAAATAAAATACCAAAAAAAGAACCCATTAAGAAAAAAGAAACACCAGTTATTCCGGCTGAAAAACCGCCCATAAAGAAACCGCTAATTATTAATTACGATCTGACTTTTGATATAGGCGAAATATGCCCGGCAAATCCTATAGTTCGCGCTGTTCCTAAAGATAAAGACGGTAACAAGCTTTTGGGCTGCGAGTATGGCTATGGGTTAACCGAACATGACGCAATGAAAGATTTTATTAACAGGAATAAATCTGAAATTATCGAAAAAGTATTTGACAGGATGGTAAAATGACCTTTAATCATTCACATAAACAAATAATCTATAACAGCATAAAGTCTGTTTTGGATGAGAAGTTCGAAGGACTTGGCAATAACTCTATGAAACAGGTGTTCGGTCCGCAAACGCAGACACTTATCCGTGAAGCTTTGCATACTTATTGTTTTTCCAAGAAAATTGTATTTGCTGAAAAGGGTGAAGACTATATTTTTAAATTTCCTATAGTAATGCCGGTCACAAATGACAAGTTTAATGTAGTCAGAGAATTAAAGAAAGAGCTTTTTGCATGATAACTTTACTTTCATTGTTAATTTTAGCGTTATCTAACCTGGCATGTGTCTATATAACGGCCAAAGTGTTGAAAAAAGAAGCATTTTTTAATAAGCCGATAGATGGAGAATTAACCGAAGCTCCTGATTTTGTAGGACGGGAACCAGAATATGAAGGATGAAGCTGCATACGTTGCTGAATTGACTGAATTAGTAGATTTCTCTACCTGGGGTATTAAGAATGCCGGTGTTTTAAGAAAACGTGACCGGTCGAAAAGGTACTATAGGGGTGATCACGCAGTAAAACACCGTGATGAGAATCTTGGAAACTACGCTTTTAATAAGTTTGCTCAGATTTCCCGCAATCGCACAGCCCATATTGTAAGTAAAAAGCCGCGTTGGCGCTTTATGCCTGTTCAGGAAGGTGCTTTATTTACGGCAGAAGCCCTTCAGGACATAATGAATGTTGTCTGGAATAAGATGGAGTGGGATGAAAAGGGCGAACTTAGCGTTATAGAGGCCAGAGACGCAGGCACTTCACATATCCAGATAGTTGTACGAAATGATGGTTTTCCCGATGCCATACCGAGAACAGCCGATGAAATGATCCTTGATCCTAAAGCTAAAAAGAAAAAGCATTTAAGGTATTGGGGAGTCCGTTATCCGATGTGTATTAAAGACATAGAAAGGATATACGGGAAAAAGGTTGAGCCTGATATGGAAATCGAGAGCATGAAAATCATGTCTCCAAATCCAGAAGCAAGTTTCGAGCATTCTTCAGCCCAAACAGCCCCGGCCAGAATATTTAAACAAGCCAAGTTTAAAGATGGAAGTGATTGGCTGCCTGATATTATGGGACGTGCCACGGTTTATGAGATGTGGATGGATGATAAGGAAATTGTGAACATCCCTTATAGGATCGAAGAAACAATCGCAGAACACGACAATCTTCTTATGGGTACGGAATTAGACGTTCATCCTTACGAAAATCATCCAAAACATATAAAAGACCATGAAAAATTTATAGCTTCTCTTGACCCGGTAGAAGATGCTGTATTTATTGTGCAGTTGTCTAAACACATAGAAGAACACGGCGTATATCCACAAACAACTACACGTAAAAAATATCCGTTTGGGCGTAAATCGGTATTTACTAAAACAACTTTATTGTTTGATAAGCCGAACCCTATTGCCGCTGAGATGAAAACAGGGATTGATTTTAGAGACTTATTGGTTAAATGGGATTATGACTATGATGACGGTTATTGGGGGAAGCAGGGTAACGCAGACCTGTTTGACCCGCAGGATATATTGAACCATAGAGTCAATTCAATTACTCAATCCATCAATAGATTAAACCATGGTATTAAAAAGATTGTTAAGGGATTTGATGAGAAATTACGTGGAAATCTATCTAAGTTCTCCAATTGGATTGGGATGACTATACCTGTGCGCCATAAAGATGATATTACTATTGATTACGGCGAACAGATGCCCTCACAGTTCTTTGAAGAAAGAAACTGGGTTGGTTATTTTATGGATGAGGTAATGGACCATACAGACATTATGAGCGGTCAGCTTCCTAAAGGATCTCCCGCGGGAGTTACGGTAAATCAATTATTGGGTCAGGGCATGCAGCCGATTAACCTGATTGTTAAGCACTATGCCGAAGCTCTTGGCAGCGTCGGGAGAACGGCGATGCAGTTAATGATTGATTTTGTTTCTGAAGATGTGAAGTTTAGAATAGTTGATGACAAGGAAAAATATGGGTTTGTTGAGTGGGCCAAGATCAAAGAGGCGATGGGTTATTATGATATTAAGATAGATGTAGACGCTATGTTAGAGACTTCCCGGCAGGAACGTTTGTCTATGGCCCTTCAGTTATTGGAAAAAAATGTTTATGATAGAGAACAGGTATTAAAGAATCTTGATGATCCTGATAAGCATGAAGTAACTCAAAGAAACGGTGAACGTCAGATATTGACGCAAAACCTGAAAATGATGAAAGATCAAAACACTGAACTTGAGGGACATTTCCAGCATCTTAAACAGAACTTTATCGCTTTATCGCTTCAGTTAGAGATAGAAAGGGAAAAGAATAAAGATGGCAAATAACAGAACGGTATATCACGTAGATATGAATAAATTATATAAATACGCGGCTTTATTAAATTCAGGCGGTGTCAATAAACCCTGGTCTATGGCTGCTGTGCAGCTCTTGATGAGTTGTGTGTACGCACAAAAAGGAGCAGAGCGCAGGGAGCTTACACCGGAAGAAACCGCCAAATTAATAGAACGCGGGTACAAATTAACAGGGTAAGTAGAACGTAAAGGAGCTTACATGAAGATCGAAGAAGGTAAGATTTATCTAACCTTTGAAGAGAAGGAAAGGGTGCTTGATCCATCAAAACCGGATGACCTTAAAAAGCTTGCAGAACAAGCAGAAAAGGGATACGCTTTTGAAGGAGGCCAGACAAAACTCAAAACCGTAGAAGATGAACGTGACAGTCTCAAACAAGCAATAAGTGTATGGGACACCTATGTTAAAAATGCCGCGGCAAGCGAAGAAGGCAAGAAGGCGTTTTTAGCAGAGCTGGACAAGGTTGGTGTTAAGATTACTTCAGAGCAGAAAAAAGATGATGATTTTATTGATGATGCGGCAAGTAAAAAGCTGGAAGAATTATCAAATGAGATCAATGCTGTTAAGGCTGAAAACACCAAATTGCAGGGTTACGTTTATGGACAGATCAACGAGTCTGACCATGCGAAGTATGAGGCGACTTACAAAGAAGAAGATGGCTGGGTGAAATATGACCGGGCTGCTGTACAGAAGTACGCCGATGAAAAAGGAATCTGGAATTTTGAAACAGCTTATTTGGAAATGAATAAAGACGACATCATTAAGTCCAGAGTTGAGTTTGAAACCAAAAAGAAGCAGAAACATTCCGATAAAATTAACAATGTTGCTTTTGTAGACACGGATAAAGGAGATGAACTTCCTCCCGCGAAAAAGGTACATAGGAAATACTCGGACGCTTCCAAAGAACTGGCAGAAAAAATAGCAGCAGGACAGGCCGAGCCATTGTATAGAACTTAACAATGGAGGCTTTCAATGGCCGATTTAGATTATAATGCAATTCAGGCGCATGTACAAGAACTGTATATGCCTGGCTTTGCGGACAATACATACGATAGTTCTGCTTTCCTCAGTACTATGCGCTCAGATGGGCGTATGACGGTTCGAGGCGGGGAAAGGATAACTGAAGGTGTGTTGTTCGCTGGGAATACAGCCAAAGGTACCTATAGCGGGTACGGTTCAATAGATACAACTCCGAGCACAAAAAAGACCAGAGCAAAGTATGAATGGGGAAGCTATTTCGTAACTCTTTCGCTTGCTCAGACAGATGAATTAAAAGTATCCGGGCCAACAGCGGTCATGTCGTTGTTAGAGTCAGAAATGGAATCAGCTGAACTGGATATGAAAGATCAGTTAGGTGATGATATTTTTACCGGAGAAGATGAAGATGGTCTGGTTGGACTCGATTCAGCAATTAATACCACGAATACATACGGCGGGATTTCAGGTACAGATTTTACCTGGTGGGTTTCTACAGTTAACACCACAGGCCACACAAGAGCTGATCTTAAAACAGCAAGTTCAACAAGTTATATATTGACGCTGTTGTCAGATGCTTTTGCAAATTGTACCCATAATGGTTCCGGCCCAAATCTTATAATTACTACATGGACTGTATTCGGTATGATTGAGGCCGTTTTACAGGCCCAGGCTAAATATGAGCAATTGGGCGAACGTGGTACGAGAATCGCACAGAGCGGATTTAGTGTAATTCAATATCGTGGAGTGCCGATAGTGGCAGACGAAAAGTGTGCTGACTATCATATGTACGTTCTTAATACTAATTTTATGAAACTGTATGTCCATCCTGATAATGATTTTAAGTTTTCAGGATTTGTAAAACCTGCCAATCAGATGGCAAGAGTAGGTCAGATTACATGGACAGGTCAGCTGGGTATTAAGAGCCGCAGGCATTTTCAAAAGTTCACCAGCTTAGGCGCAAGTTAATAGGAGGATATTATGAGTAACAGATTTTCAGGCTATGGTGATTTTTCAGGGTATCCGGCTATTCCTGCTATTGACGGTATGACCGCTAACCATGCAGCACAGAAATTACCATTAGGAACATTAATTAAAGATGTATTGGGCAATGAGTTCCGGTATGTCAAATTTAACGAAGCCGTTGTAAAGGGCGATGTAATAACTGATATTGCCCGGGCGGTTTGGGACACATCGACCGTTGTTGACGGAGCGACTACTGCAACGGCCACCGTGATTCATGTAGACACAACTACTTCTGCATGGACAAAAAACCAGTATGCCGGTTATTGGATTTCAATAGCTACGGAAACCGGCCTGGGGCGTGCGGTGCAGATTAAGTCTCACGAAGCGGTTGCGGCCGCTGGTGAAGTTGACATCAATTTGAACGGGGTTACCGGGGAAATATTCGGTGACGGCGATGCTTTATTAATCCACCAGCCGTTTTTGGTAGAATTGACAGATGCGGACACTGAGATAATCAGGGGTGTTGCGGTGCAGACCATGACAAGCGCATACTTTGGTTACATGCAGACTAAGGGCTATGTCCCGATTGTTAAGTGCGGTCATAGTACGTCGGCTGCAATTGTGGCTGATGAGGCATTAACACCGGTCGCCGGGGTACCAGGAGCAGTCCAGGGTCTTGCCGAGACAGAGATTAATGAGATAGGGGCTTCCCCGCTTATGGCATGCAGGGCGGTTGCCGCTGATACAACCGGGTTCGTCGAAGCATTCATTAACGCTTAATCAGAGGGCTTCGGCCCTCTTTTATTAAGGAGATACTATGACGTTCCTTGAGATGAAAACGGATGCTCTGGATCTATTGCATGAACTTCAAAATCATTCACAGTATAGTGAAACGAAGCTGGGAAACTACCTAAACAGGGGCAGTGTTGAGTTTGTACGTAAAACTGAATGCATTGAAGATACTATTGACGTTACGACCGTTGCTAATCAGTTTGAATATACAGAGGCAGATGCGGCAGCGCTTCAATATTTAAAACTTCCGTACCAGGTGAGATACGTTCTTTCTTCTTCTGAAGTAGGTGAACCGCTGACCCCTTTTCCGGGAGGCTATACTAATCTTCCTAAAACTAAATCTTATAGTACGCCTTCTCATTATTGGTTAAGAAACATAGGCGGAAAAACACGAGGGGCAATACCTTCTGCTTATACTGGTTTCAGAATCGGTACATGGCCGATCTGCGGGACTGCTGATAAAACTATTAGAATAGACGGTTTTATGTGGCCGGTAAAGATGACTGACGACACTCACGTGCCTGAGTATAAAGATGGCTGGCATGAAGCGCCGGTATTTTATGCAGCTTATAGACTGTTTATGATGTTTTCACATCTAAGGCCGGCATGGCATAATAAGGCATTAGAGATGAAGGCATTGTTTGATGAATTAGTGATTACGGCTAATCAGGACTTGTCTAAACAAGATGATGCGCCGTTTGTACCAATTGACGTGCAGAGGCAATGGGCTTATTAAATGTACCCGGAAGGGAAGGGTATAAGGGATTAAGGCAGGATATTGATTATCCCGAATTACCTAAACAGTATTGTCACGAACTTGAGAATATTAATGTTGACGATCCTGTTGGTTCACAGACTATCAGGGGCGGTTCGTCCAAATATCATGCAAATGCGGCGGCGTTTACTAATCTACTGTCTTCGTATGAATACCGTTTTAACAAGGGCGGCAGTACGCGCTCGATTGTTAATGATGCTGATATTGCGGGTGATGGTACTTTAAAAGTAAGCTCTGATTCCGGCAATTCGTGGGCTAATTTAACACTTCCTGCAGGTGCAACACTGGAAAGCAGTTTTCAGAACCAGTATTTCGGCTGGCAGGACCATGTTTTAATAACTGCGGGCAGCGGCAGTACAAATTATATGTTATGGTATGGATATACCGAAAGATTAACCAGTGAAAATGACGGGTTATTTGGGGATGCCCTTAATGATGCCGGGACGTATCGCCTGCTAAAGGCACAATTAATTAGCGAAGGGACGTTTTCAAGATTAGCAAGTGCTGTTGAGATTAGTGATAGATACTATTTGAGTTTCAGAGATACTCATTTTATTGAAGTAAGAAATAGTGAGTATCAATTAATAGAGAGAAAACCAATACCACTGTACGGGGTTGGCGGCAGTACTTATGATCCTGTGGACAATAGCTATACAAGGCTTGCAACAGATGGAACTTATCTGTATGCGGTAGTTGATAATGGTGTGCAGGAATTGTGGAAAATTAATCCTGTAGATTGGTCATATAATTTTAAAAATATATCAGCGGGAACCGGCAGGGCAATAGACGTAGCGGTTAATTCAACTCATGTGTTTGTGCTGAAAACAGACAGAATTGAAAAATTATTAATAAGCGATTTATCGGATGTAGCGAATACGTCTACATTAACAAACGGTACCTGTATAGAAGCTGATGATACTGCGATTTATGTTGGTGATTTTAACGGCTCTGGAAATCCTATAGTGACCAGGCGGCTTGTGGGAACTATAGGCACTGTTGCCAGCACATCGCCAGAATTTACAACTGTGACCGGCAGTGTTGATATGGTTTTCGATCTTTATATAGACGAAACAAACGGCCATGTTTATGTTACTGTAACGGATAATGAAACCACTGATCCTATTGATGATTTCCAGGACACGGTTTGGAGATTAACAATAGCATCTTTTTCGGGAGCGGCCACAGCATACACGAACATAAATCATGCCTCTGTATTTTTCCCAAGCGGGAGCGATGTGCCTTATTGTATTTCTTATCCCTATGGTACATTGCAAACAATTGCAACGAAAAGCATAGCGGCCCCAATTAACGCAAGTCTGTTTATAAGAGATACTGCATCAACTGGCAGTCTGGATGCTGGAACATATTTTTATAAAATGTCAATAGTCGATATAGACGGAATTGAATATGTATTAGGAGATCCGGTCGTTTATCATGCAGATGGAACAAATGATTCTATTGCTATATATTTGACTGTTCCGGAGAGCCAATTGGCCCAGATGTACAGGGTAAAAAGTTTTAATATATATAGGGCTTACAATAGTGACGGAGAGGATGAGTTATCGCCGGAAACTGAATATAAATTCTTAAAGGAAGTTGGTATTAATGAAAGAAGTGTTGAAGCGGCTTGGACGCATGACGCGACAAATGAATTATATTATGTAGTATATTACGATGAAGTATCCGAGGCGGAAATATCGTCTGTAACGTATTTCGAATCAAGCGGTATTGGTGAGAATGTTAAGCCGAGATATGTTAATGGCAAGTATTTAACGTGGCAGGATGACCAGCTTTATGTTGGCGGCTATCACCACGATGGTGATGATTTTCCGTATGGTTTTGTAAGAAGCCCGATAAACCAGCCGAACAATATAACCGTTTACGATCCGTTTGGATATGAGGCGGGCGGCGGTGATCCGATTGTAGATATTACAAATTCTTATGGCCGGGTTGTTGTTTTTAAATCAAGAACATTCGCAGTTTATTTTGACGGTACAAAGGAACGTGAGTACGATTATGGTATAGTAAGTTCATTCGCTTTTACAAAAGTTAATGAGGATATTTATTTTGTCAGTCCTGAAAAGAAGATTTATGTTTTTAACGGAACGGATGTTTTTAATATTGGCGATGCCGTTAAGACATATATTGATGAAATAAGTTTTACTAAAGCCGCTGTTCATTTTATCGAAAAAGAAGACAAGTTACTTTTCAGTATTAGAGATGATCGTGTATTTTGTTACAATGTTAAACATAAAGTATGGAATGGGAAATATACATCTAATTTTGCTTTTTGGGGGTTCTTTAAAAACTATGCCAATGAATATATTGCCTGGGGTCAGACAGCTTTATACAAAATATTCGACGGGTCTACTAAAGATAAAGAAGATGCTGGCGGCGGGAATGGTACCGCAATTGCATGTATTTACGAAAGCCCCTTGCTTCGGTTTTCACGAAACGAGGGTGAGCTCGTCACGCTGATAGGCATGAGACATAGATACGAAAGGAATTCGGGGGATGTTTGTAATTGCAAGATATATGAATATGATACTACCAAGGCTTTGAAAGAAACAATTGCTTTAGGCGTTGGATTAGTAGCAAGAGATTTTATTAGTTCGCTTTTGGGTGAAAATTATGTTTTCAGATTAGAGATAACGACACCGGCAGATACGGATAATAGCGCTAAGTTTGAACATCATGGTTCCTCAATAGAATATCAGGCGGGCGGTTATGAGATATAAAATCAAGTCAACCCATTCTGATAAGGCAATACGTGATCTTGTCAGGGAAATACAAGATCATTTTGTTTCTTTGGATAATAACGGTGATATAAATATAGATGGAAGCTTCAGGGGCGACAGTGTTTATGTTGAAGGTGATTCTTTACATTTGGGCGATGTAAAAGTAGGTAAACCTGCGAATAGCGAGGATAATTTTATTTTACAAGCAGATTTTAGCAATCCACTTAGTAAAACAGCAAAGTGGGTAACAACACCAGACCCAAATGATCATGCAAGTACGCACGAAGATGGCGGGAGTGATGAAATAAGTATTGCTGGATTAAGCGGAACCCCAGCAGGCTTAACTACACACATGGCAGACACATCTACTGTTCATGGTATGGCGGACACAAGTAAGCTTAATACGTCTGATGCGGTTATAGCAGACAATACCCTTGTCAGGGGGGATGGCGGCGCTCAGAAGATACAGGGTTCAGGAATTACGGTAGATGACAGCGATAATATAACATTGCCTGATGAAGCGGATATTGCCGTTAATACTACGACCGGGACAAAAATAGGAACAGCGGCTGCACAAAAAATAGGTTTTTTTGGAGCCGCTCCCGTAGTCCAGCAGGCACATATAGTTGATGCAGACGGGACTTTGGCGGACATTACAACTAAGTACAATACTTTATTGTCTTACTTAGAAAACTTAGGATTTTTAGCGGATTCATAATAGGAGGATAAAATGTCCTTTGGACTATTAGAAGGGCTGGCTGTTGGGCAGATGGGTATCGGGCTGGCCGGTATACTCGGAGGCGGTGATTCCCGACAGGATGAAATATATAATATGCTCAAAAAAAGAGCTAAGGGAATTGATCCAAGACTTTTGGCTGAGATGCGTATGAGGGCCAGAGGAGCTATAGGTAATGAAGCCACTGCCGTAGGATCGGCCACAACCAATCGTTTACTGAGAATGGGTGCGCCTGTCTCTAAACAGCAGGAAGTTCAGGCAGATATAAATCAACAGAGATTCGGTGCAATAGGCGGCGCTCTAACCGGGGTAGACGCTTTGAATGAAAATGTTAAATCGAGCGCACTCGGTCAGATGGCGGGAATGCCGGATGACGGTGATCCATTTAGTGAATTATTTGGAATGGGAATGGGGGGGCTACAGACATCCCTGCAAAACCAGAGGTATATGGAACGGCTTGACGCATTGATGGCTAAATATAAAACGCCTGGTGTAAGTGGGGGTACAGTATGAAAAAAGTATTTAAAAAGATAGGCCGCGGCTTGGTTATTGGGTCTCAGATCGGTGAGCAATCCAGATTAAGATACGAAAATCTTTTAGAGAACCAGCGCGGAAGATTAGAACAGCAAGGTTTCCAGAAGGATCTTCAGGGCAGGGCGCAGAAATTTCAAACAGACATGCAAGCAGAAAACCAATTATTCCAAGCTGATGAGAATTTTAAATCAAGAGAGCAAAGGCGCAAGGAGTTCACAGAAACAAGTAAAATAGCCAGATCAGAGCATGAACTTAACCAGGATCGTTTTTCTCTACAGGGGAAGCAGTTCGCCGCAAGCGAGAGACGTGCTGCCACAAGAGAAAAGATGGACCGAATTAATCTTGATATTGGTTATTTGGAAAACAGGCGCAGAGAACTGATGAGTTTAAAGCTTCAGGAAGCGTCAAAAACAATACCCGATATGAATGTAATGGCCCAAATAGATAACGAATTATTAGAAAACTTCTCTACAATGCGCAATGTAAGAAATACTAAGGGACAGGAGCTTAAGTTAGCTCAGATGCCTAAAAGTATTGCTGAGAGACAGGCAGAGATGGATCAGCGAAGAATGTCCAGGGTTTTGCAGTTTGCGAGAAAATATAAAAGCGGTGAAATAGAAATCGATGAATTTACTAAGGGATATAAGGACATCGTTGGAACCAGCATAAAAACAAAGATTAATCCTGAAGATTATAGATCACCTATCATACCAGAAACAAAAAGGGATCTGGAAATAAAAAGGCTGGAAGCACAAAAGAATTATTTTGAACGAAGCCGTTACCTGCAAGCAATTGCACCGTTTATAGATACTCTTTTGCCGCCAGAAAACAGGTCATCAAAGTGGAAGGTTAGAAATTTACAGGAATCACAAATGAAACAGGCTTTTGAATAATGGATTTCATCGAAGCATTAAGCAGAAGATACCAGGGAGAGGGCGTACTTGGCTCTATTGGAAGTACGTTCTCTATCCCCGCACACTTAATCACATCCGGTATTGCCGAGGGTGATTATCTTCAGAACTTCGCAAGGGGTATTGATCCGAGTGAGCTTATTCTTAGCCGTGATGCTTCAGGTATTGCTAAGCTTGGCGTTGATATTGTGGCCGATCCGCTTAATCTTTTAATGGGGGCGGGGTTGATTTCTAAACTTGCTAAAGCCGGAAAAATAAGCAAGGCAATAAAATCAGGTGATACTATCGCTGACTTAACAAAGGGCGTAGAAGCAGCTGAACATGTTGCTGGTGATGTCGTAAGTAAGATAGGTCGGAGTCAGTTGTGGAAAAAGAGCGAAGCACTGCAAAAGTATGCTATTGAAAATGCTGACTGGATTGCAGTCAAACGCGGTAAAAACTTAGTACATGATGATATTATGGAAGCGGCTGGGAAAGCCGGTGATGATTTAGATAAAGCTTTTGTGTTAGATATGGAGCTAAACACTGGCGGCGCAGTACGGAAACAGGTAAATGTTAATAAACTACTAACAACTCCAATAGATAAATTTAAAAATGATCTATTAAAGAAACAGCGAATTAAGCCCTTAGAAAATATAACAGGCTTAAAGGCCGGCGCAGGTCGTGACCTGGAATACGACAAGGCAATTAACCGACAATTGCTCAAGAAACTAAACGAAGTTCTTGGAGGAATGACGAAAGAAGAGCGTAAATTAGCCGGTGCTACTCTTAAAAAAATAGGCGGTAATGAATATACTCCTGCATTTATGGATAAAGTGGTTGAGTGGGCTACCATGTCTAAGCTTTGGGGATTGTCTACGATGGTAAGAAATACCGTAGGTAATACTTTCAGTGCTATGCTTCAGGTTCCAGAAAAGTTTATTGCCGGTGCGGTGGATGCTGTTAAGCATGGAATTACAGGTGCGCCGAGAGCGGTTTATATGAGAGAAGCACTTGAGGAAACAATTGGAATTACAGGCGCATTAAAAGATGCCGGTAGTAATTTTTGGCGAATAATGAAAGACCCTACTGCTTATATCGAAGAGGCTACTAAGCTTGGTGAAGTAATAGGCAAGCATGGGGCCATAGGCGGCCTGACAGGAGAGATCATCCGCGCTCCGGGCCGAGTGTTGACTGCAACGGATGTGGCCTTTAGAACGGCCCTCAGGGGCGGTAACATACGTGGTCTTGCAACACGCCATTTTTTAAATGAAGGACTCAGGGGCCAGGAATTGGCCGTTGAAGTTGCTAAAGTAGTTACTAAAAAGAATAAGAAACTTTATGATGAAATATTTAAAACAGCTGAGAAGGGGGCAAGAGAAAGAATCTTTCAGGAAACTCTTACGGGATTTGTGAAAACATTGGACGATGCCAGGATGAAACACCCCTGGGCGAGATTAATCGTCCCATTTTTCAAGACTCCGGTTAATCTTTTAAAACAGTCTTTACAAAGAGTTCCGGGAGGTCCGCTTGCGATGCCTTCATTCTGGAAAACTTTAAGAAATCCGCATTTAAGCAAACTTTCAAAAACCGAATTTTATGAAACGATGATTGCCAGGCAGGTTACGGGATCGTTGTTTTTGGGCGGTGCGTTTATGGCCGCTTCAGAAGGAAAGGTAAGCGGAATAGGGCCGAGAAGTACGGCGAAAAGAAACGCTATGAGACTGTCCGGCTGGCAGCCACAGTCAGTTAAAGTTGGTGATAAATGGTATTCTTATAGAGGGTTCGAGCCTATTTCGTCATGGTTCAGGGCCGCGGCAGACGCTTTTGAAGGACACAAAGAAGGTGAAAATCCTGAAGAACTTTCAATGAAATTGGTGTTTTCTTATATGAAGCAGTTTTCGGAAAACCCCTTCTTAATGGGAGTGCATGATATTTATGAAGGTATATCCAGCCCGGAAACAAAAGCATCTGATTTATTGACAGGGATGGCGATTGGCTCAACTGTGCCGAATATTGTGCAGCAATGGAACCGGACAATGATTGATCCAGTAATAAGGCAGCCTAAAACAATACCTGAAAAAGTATTTTCAAGGCTGCCGCTTTTATCACAGACAGTTGGTTCAAGGAGAGACATCTTTGGAGAATCAATAGTTAGGGATGACGCATGGAAGTCTTTGTTTGGTTTTAATGTATCCATGACCGAGAAAGATAAGACGTTTACTGAATTAGCAAGACTGGAAATGGGCGTAGGGAAACCATCTAAAAATATAAACGGCATAGAATTAACAGATGAAGAATATGATAGGTTTTATGTTTTAAAAGGCATGATGTTGAAAGAATCTATTTCGAAGATGGTACATTATAAACAATACGACCAGCTGCCAGATGAAACCAAAAAGAAAATAATCAGCAAGATAATAAGAGATGTAAATAAAACTGCTAAATCAGAAATATTTGTTAAGTATTACGGAGGTAAAAGATGAAAAAGACAGTATTGATTTTATTGTTTTTAATTGGATTTGGTTTAACGCAATCAATGTGGGTAGAGCCTAATTATCGGGAGTTTGTGTATATTTACAATGAGGCTGAAACGGACACTTTTTTTGCGGCATGTACAACGTCTGCATTTAGGACGGATTATTACTTGGGTATAACTACAAGTGAATTTTATGTGGTTAATCCCTTTGCATCTGATTCGTGTTTGACGGTTTATGTCCAGTATAAAAACCGTGGCGGTGATTGGGGCGGTCACTATTCATCCACAACCAATAAGACTAAACTTGATACCATTAATCGGACGTTAATTAATACAACGGGTGCTTATATTTACTTTGATCCGGCCCCTCAAACAGGCTGGTTGATAGCCGATTCCACAAGATTTATTTATGGTATAGGTACAGGTGATACTTTATTAATAAAAAATAGAGTAGGCGGAGAGTAGAATGAAATATTTAATAATTTCCATAATATTTCTTGCTTCAATTGTTAATGGACAGGTCGGATTTTCACAACCGGCATATGCTATTTCCGATACTAATTCATTGAAAACAATGGAAGTGGGCGACGGCGGTGCCATGTTTATAGCCGGACACACCACATCTACAGCTGATGGGGCTGGGTGGTACATTGTAATAGATTCAGCTTATGCCGAGGGGGAAAACGCTTTTGACCATCCAACGAGGGGCAAGCAGTGGGCCTCCGTAATGTATATAAACAACATAGCTATTTCCGGGACGCAGATTAATGATTCCCTTACAGCCTCCATCACCGGGAAGACTATTAACATTCGTGAGTATTTAGAAGACGTTGAAGTTGTTCACGCTAAAGATTATTGCACCCGCGATGGTGTAACCGATGATTATGATTCTCTGCTTGCTTGTATTAATTATGCCAAAACTAATAATATAACCACGGTTATTTTAGATAGTGGAATTTATTTTTTGAGCGAAGGAGTTGTGACGAGCGCATTTACAGCGGATGGCAGCATAATGAATTTCATCAGCCCGGGGTGTGATGCAGTTTTATATTGTGATACTGCATCATTTAATGGCGGCGGTGGAGATGGCGATGCTATTTTTTCAAAAAGATGGCTTTTATACTTAGATTGGGGTGATTTAGGTTATGGCTTAGACGACAGCACGGGAATGTCTTTGGTGTATGGCATAACCTTTATGAGTGACAAATACAGCTATTTTGATGATATAGCACCGACTGATAATTATGTTTATTGGTCTGGCCCCGGAGGTCTCTCATCGGCTGTGCCCGTAAATGTTGAAAAGTGTAAATTTCTCTTTTTAACAAAAGAAGCTTGTCAGTTATTAGCTCAAAATTATCCAGTGTCGCGCACGTCTAATAATAATACTACTGAAAAACGTTATCCCTTCAGGGTTAGCAATGTTAGAAACAGCTTTTTTTATGGATGCCACCATGACGCTGTTGTATTTAACGGAACCACATCGGGGGAATGCTCAGGGAATTACTTCGAACAGTGCGGCAGGGTATTTGAAAACGGCGGCGGGGCAAATCTCATTACAAGAAATATTTGTTTTGGCAATGTACTTGGAATTAAAATAGGCGGTTATAATTATGATTATCCAGACAGTACAGCATCAATGAGATATGGTGTTGAAGTTTGCAATAATATAATTGTAGGCGATACAATGTCAACCGGAGGCCGTGATGCTATTCATACAAGGATTGGAATTGACGTTAATCAAGGGACTGGCGGCGTTAATATTCATCATAATTATATAAGATTTTTTTCACAGTATGGAATTGCTGTTGGAATTGAGACTGACAGACAGGCCGCTCCGGTAGATAATATAGATATAAATTATAATCAAATTTATGATGGGATTAACAATTTTGCTTCATGTTCTGGTATTTTTGCACCTTGGACTTGGGGGAGTATAGACAACCTGGAGCGGTGTTATATAGGAAACCTCGATATAACTAATAATAAAATTGGCAATAAACTGTCAATCGGTGAAATAAATTATGGTGTTCATATTGGCGGCACTCAAGATACCTCTATTGTAAACATTAAAAACAATAGTATTTTCAACACTCAGGTTGCTGCTATTTATGCTCCGGATGTCTATATTACTAATTGGGATGTTTCTTTTAATAACATTCGTAATTCTCCAAAAGGAATTTTATTAGATAATAATGGCGGGATTGGTACTGGCGTGAACGTGGAAGGCAATACGTTTAATGATATGGGGAAATATTTAAACCAGTATACAGCCTCTTATGGCGATAATTATTTTGCTATACATTTAGAAGGAATGAAGTGGGCGTCAATAACAAATAATAAAATAAATGGATTGGCGAGAGAATTGGACGCTTATAATCCCTGGGGCGTACGCAGAATGAGGGCAATTTTAATTAAAAATTGTACTGATACTCAGATATCTAACCCTAAAATAAATGGTGCTTATGAAACAAAGGTTGGCGGAACCAATATTTCAATTATCACTTCTCCGGGCACTTATTCTCATATGACAACTTTTGGGGCCAAAGTTGCTTATGCTTCAGCACGGCCGACCGATGGCCGCTGGATGCAGGACTGCGTGGTTTATAGGACAGGTTTTAATTTAACTGATTCAGTGATAGCAGATTATTGCTTAACTCCTGTTCAGGGCTGGGGTGAGGTCAGCACAGACACAACCGCAGGAAGTGTGAACGTGATTACCGATGCAGACTCATTAACAGTAGCAAGTTTATCCGGTTGGGAAGTAGGCGATGCCATTAAAATACATAATGCAGGGGCTGTCGGCGTTGATCTGGAAACAAGTATAATTAGAATCGATGTACCAAATAAAGCATTGATTTTATATGATGTTGCAAGTACAACCGTAACGGCCGACACAGTTGTTCATCCAGCGCCAACTTGGGTATCTGATAAATTAAGGAATTAAGGAGACATTATGAAGAAATTAATTGTAATTGTTTTATTGATGTTGTCGTTTGGGTTTTCACAGTATGGAGGCTATGGGAGCGGCCCGTCTAAATCATGGGTAACGACCCAGCTTGGTTCCTATTTACCATTAGGTGACTTTGCCGATTCAGTTGGTGTTAAAGATGGTAAAAATATATTTTTAGACGGCAGCGTAAACTGGACGCCGGAAAGATATGATATGTTGATGCTTAAGCTGCTCGCCCCGGCCTGGCCCAACGGCGATACAACCTGGGTTGAAATTTCAAGGAGTGATAATTAGATGACAAAATTATTATTATTTTTATTAATACCGATCCTTTTACTTGGTCAGCAGACCGTAATCAATGATTCATTTCCTAATTTTTCAAGAGTAGATGCAACTGGGCTTGGTCATTGGATTTTCAAGAATGAAAATGCTCATGTTGATTTAAGTGGTAATTCAAATGATCTATCACCTTCTGCTGGTTTTTCTGTTAATTATGTAGATGAGCTTACTGATGATAGCCCAATACAAAAAGATAGTTTAGCGTTAACGTTTGACGGGTCTACCGAGTGGGACTCTCTGCTCCAGGCAAGTGCAACAGATTTTAATTCAAATCAAGGGGATTGGAGTTGCGAAGCGTGGATTAAGACGAGCGCAACTTTAACAGGTGATGCCAATCAATACGGTATTATAGGTAATCAACTTGGTAATGGTTCTGGCTTTGCTTTTTATTTACGAGGGGGTATAAATGGGAATGGTTTTCTTGTTAGGATTGAAGACAGTGGAAACCATGCCGTAGCTATTAAACCAGACACAGACATGGGGACAACAATAGCTAATGGAAGCTGGCACTATCTTGCAATAACGATGGATTATAATACAATGACAACTTTATATGTAGATGGCATTGCCGTAGCTGATACCAATTATAGTAGTTTTTCATCTAATATTGTCTCAAGTCAGGATTTATTTATTGGAGAGGGCTGGGCTGGCAATCGTTTTTTTGATGGAACAATAGCTGAAATTAGATTCATTAAAAGTCTTTTAAGTTTACAGGATATAAAAGAAGCCTATCTTGCTCAAGGCTGGACTTCATATGCGGGCGGTGTATTAAGAGATGCGGCACTTGGATTTAACCAGGGGATCACTGGAACGATTGCCAAGAATATTGCCAACACAACCCAGACCGCTGGTTATCAATGGCAAATGACCTGGATTGATTCGGTCGCAGGCGGTACGTGGACATCAAGAAGCTATACCTTTGCAGATAACTTTTCCAGCGATTCATTATTGTTCGAGATTTCAGGTACTAATTTAATCGCCAAATACGGAGCCTCGGGGACTTATACAACGGTTGCAACGATAGCAAGAGCAGCAACTACGTTTATAGACAATGTGGTTATAACTGAAGTGCAGGCCCCTCCGGCAACGGCCCCGACGAGCTTTGTATTCAACTCGATTGGAAATCATACTATGAAAGTATCGTGGACCAGGGGTGATGGCGATTCTATTTTGGTCGTCTGCAAGGAAGAAAGTGCGCCGAGTAATCCGAGCGATGATACACAATATTCTGTTTCAAGCACTTTTAAAAATGGAGAAGATTTGGGAAGTTTGAGTTACGGAGTTTACAAGGGGACTGGAGCCAGTTTTACTCTCTCTGGGTTAAAGCCGTGGACAACTTACTATTTTGAAGCATGGGAATTTAATCAGGTAGATGCGCTTTGGAGCTATTTAGGGCCGTTGTCGGGGAACCAAAAGACAAGGAATGAATCAGGCTATGGCGGTTATTTAAAGCCTGGCGGCTTCGGGACGTTTTGATGTATTTAGTATTTTTAACAGCTCAATTCCTGACTACTTTGGCAGATTGGAATTTAAAGGGCAAGGGGATCCGGACAGATGAAGACTATAATAAACTTCCAAGATACAAGAAGGGGAAGACGTGGGGCTTAATTGTAAACGCTCCCTACGTTGTTTTAGTGCTGGTTTTGTCTTATGTTTATGGATGGATTTACTTAATAGGGCTATTAGGTGTCTGGAACGAGGATCATTTTTATTACCTGATAAAATTGGCATACCGAGGGCGGCTTGGATGGAATACATGGTTTACGTTGTTTGGAAAGAGAGTATTCAGGTTTAGATGGACTTATTATTTAACAGGATTAATTTGTAATTTAATTTGGGTGGTGGTATGAGCAGAAGCGTTTTTGGTCTGGATAAAGGTTTAAAGCGGGATTTAATATTTAGCGGGTTTATAATATTCTGTTTAATGGTGCTATTTTTTTATAGTTGCAAGCCTGATAAAATTGTAATACCTCCGAAGGGAGATAGCCAGGTCTACTATGTTCATTCTCAGTTCAAGGATTTTCGGCACGGCAAGTATGCGGATTCTATTTCTGTAGATGGGATTGATATTTATATGTACGACAGTACTGGAAATAGTTTGGGGAAATATAACGTCCCTGAATTTATGAGAGACAGCGTAGTAATTATTGCTGTTGATAAATGATGTTTAATTAATTAAAGAGGTGACAAGATGGATTGGTTTTTAACAAATTGGGTTCCACTTTTCGAGGGTCTGCTGCTTATACTGGTTGCTTTCAAAATGAAGAACTGGCTCCCGTATGTTAGGTTTGCCAAGAGTATCGGCGATTCCTATATTGAGTATGAAGAAATACAGAAAGATGGCAAGGTTACGGACCCCGAGAAGATTTCATTTGCAAACAAAATACTCTTAATGATTAATAGCGGCAAGGATGCTTTTAAGGGAAAGCCCAAGAAATGAAACCAATCCAGCCTGACTATATAGAGCCGCTTGAGCCTTTAATAAACAGCCATAGGAATGACTTGACTCCTGTGGCTATGCTTCCTATGCCCAAAACAGAAAACGGCAGAGAAACGCTTTTAAAAGCCCTGCCGTATTATATATTTAAGTACGCTGACAATATAGAAAAGATTGGTTCTGTGATTGACGATAAGAAGCTGGCCCTTTTGTTCATTGCTCTTGGCCGGGCCATTAAGTGGATCGGAAATCGGTACTATAATAGGAAATATAAATAATGCCTAAACGCAGACGTGAATCAGACAATGGTGATGAAGTCAATTTTAAACGTAGGTTAGATTGGGGTAAAATAGTTACGGCGGTTCTGTCAACTGTTATTGGTTTTATTATAATTGCATTTATGACTGGTCAATTCCATATAACTACGGATGGCAATGCATCCACAAGCGGCCTGAATCAATTTGTAAATGAGAATAAAGTTTTGTCTGAAAAGAATGAATCTGAGATTACTATTAATAAAACTGATATTAGAGACAACCAGCGGAATTTTATATCACACGCAAAAGAGTTTGAGAATTACAAGGTATACAATAAAGAGTTGATTAAAACGCAGCTTAAAAACCTTGATGGTAAACTTGACAATATTTTAAGCAGACTTCCCAAATAGCCTACCGTCAGCAGCCCGGCTTTACCCACCGGGCTTCTTTTTTATCAGACCTCAATCACCCTTATTCTACAAATAGTCTCAGGCAATTCTTTATCTACAATCACCGGCAGCACCGTAATCTTTTTCACTATCTTCCAATTGTCATCCTTGATAATGCCAGCATGAGATAAAACATCCTGAAAATATTTGTCTACAACGGATATAATATTCATAGTGTCGAATGCCCTGTTGTTACATGCTATTATCTGATATTCAATATTGATTTGTTCAAAGCGCTCCAGGTGAGAATCAGATCTCATTAATGCCGGGATCATGATATCGCCGTATAATTTTTTAGCAGGGCCGAGTTTTGACCAATGCATATTTCGATAGACATTCAGATTTAATGAATGAAATCTTTTTTTAGGGTCTTTGTGTTTAGGAAATAACAAAAGCCCTATCGGTGAATCTACCATGAATGATTTGTTCATATTATCCCCAAGTCTTTACAGATTTGTTTTCCAATATCTTTAACTGGTTTACAAATATGGCATTTTTTTCTTACCGATGTTCCGGGTGATGCCCAGGTCCCCATGTGAATAAATCGCTCGTTTCTGCTATTGGTTGTTGTATTTTCCTTTTGCCATTTATAACAACATACCGGACACCAGCAGAGATGGTCACTTCTATTTTTACTCATCTTGGAAACTCCTGTATTAATTCACCCGGCCAGACTTTTGACATTGAGCCTTTCATGTAGATTGGAATTCCAGACAATTTAGCGTCAGAAACTAAAGCTTCGACTTTATCAAGATCGGGCATAAAAGCATTTCGATTATTTGTTTCCAACCCCAATATAATCCAATCAGATATTAGATTTATTGTAGGTATCATCAAAACCCAATTGTCGAGTATTGGCTCTACAGAAATAAATTTCAGATTAGGAATATCCATATTTTCCAATTTATAGGCTTTCTCAATATCATCGTTACTCGTCACGGTCACCCCAAGCCAGCAGTTTTCGGGCCAGTCGTATTTCAGATATACTTCAGGAAATTTAGTGAGAAACTGGAAAGTATGATTTCGATTCTTTGCGATTCTCCTTAATACACGGCTCATCCAAGATGCTGACCAATAATTAATATCGCTCATAGAGTTAACAAAGATTCGTTTAGGCTTCTTTGGAAACTTCTTTTTGAAATTAGATTCAATCCAGGTAGGCTTGAATGTTTTTAATCCTTCTAATTCATCCATGCCCATAGAGTTAATAAATTCTTTATCATAAATACCTTGCCCGAACCGCTTTGCAATCTTCCTGGCATAACAGTATTTGCAATTATTCAAACATCCCCATACAGGGTTCCATGTGTCGTCTGTCCACTCTATTTTTGTTGGCATTATTACCCCTTAATTTGTTTTTTAAAAATCCCCGGCATTAACGAAAAAGCTTATTTTTTAAATCTGGATTTAATTAATATTCTTTTATTGCCGGGGATTAGCTTCGGTGCAAATAGATACTTAACTCTTCATCCGGCCCCTTTCTGTTGATTTATTCTTTCGTTACTTGCATTTTATGCCTCCTTGTTAAGTGGGTTTTTTATAGTTTTAAAGTTTTTTGTTTGTTTTTATATCCCTGTTTGCCGGATGGTTTAAACAAATTTGTTTGGCTTTCAACTCTTTTTACCCAGCTGTCCGCTTCCTTAAAAAAGTCTTTCTTTATTTCAAATCCGTATGCTTTGCGATTCATTTCAATGGCAGCAACCAAACTGGACCCGCTTCCGGCCACTGGATCAATAACAATATCACCCTCATCTGTTAAAATACTTATTAGCTTTTTTAGTAATTTTATTGATTTTTGAGTCGGATGTATTTTGGGGGACTTCGTATCTCTTTCAACTTCCATAATGTTGAAAACCATTTTTCCATTATTTCTGAATTTTGGCAATTTGTCCCGGTAAAACAATAATCCATATTCTGCGTTTCCGACAATCCGCATATTTGCTTTTAATACTTGTGCAGAAAAGTTTTTCCTAAACACTAAGTTTATATAGCCATTTATCCCGTACCTTTTGGCAAGTTCGATCAAATAAAACTGCTGTTCAAACCCACAAAATACAATCATTGACGGAGCCATGTTTTTTTGTTTCGGTTCTTTTCTCATCATCTTACTACAAAAATGCATAAATTCTGCCGGCCTAAAATCCTTGTCAGTATCAAAAAACTCTTTCCCGGCAAGATTACTTTCGCCTTTTTTATTATCACCATCCACATACCATGAAGGATTTGAGCCATAAGCATTTACTCCAATATTATAAGGGATATCAGCTATAACTAATTGAGCCTTTGGAATACCATAAGATTTGAAATTTTGATAGTGGTCATTAATAAGCATAAATATATATTTCCTTTTCAATTATATAAATCCCCGAAGCCAAGCCACACAATTATGCTCCGGGGATCGTGTTACATAAATTCAATCAATTCTTTTTCTAAATCCTGCCTGTCAAAAGGAATTATCTTTAAACATTCATCCAGCACCTTGTTATAGACTTCTTCAAATTCAAGATTATCCATGTTTGCAAAGGATATTGAGACGGGTTCCTGCCATTCTCCGCGATCAGTTTTAACTACATTGAAAAAGCCGGCCCTCATTGTAATAACTTTTCTAAAGCTGTTTTCAGAACATTTGCCCCATGATTCAGGCAGATTGTGATGTATGCATCTTATAAGGGCAAAGAACTTCTTGTGAAATTCATAGTTTCTGGGCTTGGTGATAATGGCCTTTATGGGTTCTCCATTCTTGAATCGTTTCATTGCATCATAATCACTATCACAAGCAGGAACAATGCCTTTTTCAATTTTGATAAAATAGACTTCCACTATTTTAACATTCTCCCATGTTGTTTACAATATAATCCGCCTGGCCCGTGTCCGTTTTTACGAGAACATTGATATGATCCCCAGCCGTTTAAAGCATATACCTCATAGGCACAATCACCGTCTCTGTATTTCCAGCCCTTTTCATTTCCGGCCCACTGATAATATTTATATTTTTTTGCATCTTCTAATGTTTTTGGATGATCTATCAAAATAATTCTCCCTGGTTATCGTCTTTAATGTGCTTCTTGCGCTCGGTAAGTGAGCATTTTTTATGTCCATATTCACAAGGGCCGTCAAGCAACAAGCAATCTGTTTTCATTCGATAAATACACTGCTTGCAAAACTCTTCGAATGTTATTTGATTAAATTCTTTCAAAATGGAACGCCGTCATCGTCTGGCGGTGAACTATCAGGCATTTGTGCTTGCGGCGGCAGATTTGCAGGATTTTCTTCTTCAAATGTTTTCTTTGCATCTTCCGGCGAAACCAAGAATTCAGAATATCCATCTTCTTCTAAGAATCCATAGTCTTCGGCTGTTCCGCCCTGCCATTCGATCAAATCTATTACCTGTACAGAATTGAGATACAATGACACGCCGCCGCCGCCCTGCTTATAAAAGCCGTATGAATAGCTTATCCTTACCGTTGAATCGTTCGCAATAAAATTTTTATCGCGGATGATCGGCTTTCCCTTTGCATCAAATGTTGGAACCGGGCCATACTCTGTTTTAAAGCGGACCTCAAACAATTCTGTGTTATTACCATCTTCATCTTTGTGTATTTTGATTGGATGCTTTGCCATCCCCAACTCTACCTTGCTGCCAGACTGAATATGAAGATTTTTTATCAGGGTCAGCAGTGTTTTATTGTCGTCTTCTTTAGGATTAAGCACCAGCGTAACCTGATAACTGTCTCTGTATTCTCCGGTATTGGAAACGTTTGGCTTTTGCAGATGCGCCCACATACATTTAGTTATTGGTGATAAAAAATTTTCATTGCTCATGTTTTTCTCCTATTGTATGTTCTATATAACATTTTTCACAAAGATCAAATAAATTCCCCTTGTCATCGTCTGCTTGATTTGAGGTGCGTTTATCTATCCACTCACCGCAACCACTACAGCGCACCATATAAACATCTTCAGGCTCGTATAAATTCATTTTTTCCGCCCTACTTTATTTGGATGTTCTGATAGTCATTCAATTCCAATCCCCTAATTCCAATACCGCCCTTGATCTCTGCCTTTGCTTTTGCTTTATCAAGCTCCCTTTTGATACGTATTAAATGCGGAAAGTTATTCTCAATTAAATCCATGTCAAAATCTTCTGTTTCTTCAAGCTTTTGAGACTTGCGATACGTCACAGATAATTGCGGTACTTTGATTGTCTCACCATCAAGACTTTTCGACAGATAATCTTTAAGCCTGGCGAGATGATTCTCTGCAATTTTTCTACGTTCGGCAAGTGATTTCTCTTCAGTCTTGACAGCACCAATAAATGATGTAAGATTTTTAATATACAGCCCAACGCTTAACTGCTTCTTTTCTCTTAGCTCAGAAAGCTTATCAAACTCGGCTTCAAACTCCGGCAACAATTCGCCGGTTTCTTGATCAATGGCCCTATTCATTAATTCGTCTAACTGCTCATTGATTTCATACAAAGTTACTTTTTCCATAATTGCTCCTAATAGTTTATTGAAACATATCTGATTTTACTTTTCCCAATTAGATTAATTATGTTTTTAGCTTCAGGTTCTTTTATTCCAGCCTTAACAAAATCAGCCAGCACAGCATTGTTTATTGTTTTCTGATGTTGAAGATTAGCCGCTTTCTTCTCTGCTTCTACCCTTTCCAGCTCTTCCTTTATTTCCTTTTCGCGCTGGAATCTTGCCTGCTTGTCGGCTTCTCCTTTTTTAGCTTGCGCTCGACTTCTTTCTGCCGGTCAAATAATTCATCTTCTTTTAAAGCATCTTCCCAAGCTTCAAGAAGTTCTTTCAGTTCTTCTTCTGCTGTAATCCGCGCAAGGTCTTCAGCTTCCCAAGTGGTCAGCGGTTTACGAACACGGTCCTTTAAATCTTCTAAGAACTCCCGGCTCTTTTTCCGGCTCTGGTCTACTAAAGCCGCTTTGTTTTTCCAGTCAGCAACAAGTTCTTTTCCCACTTTGTCAATTGCGGTTTTCTCCTTTGCAATAGTATGGGCCTTTGATGCAATTTGTTTCCGGCCCTTATCAGTAGATATATCAGGAACGAAATTCATTGCATCGTCTTCAATTTGTTTCAAAAAATCGTCGAGCTTTT